AGAAGAAGCGAAAGTTGTATCGTGCTCGGGCGGAGAAGATAAAGGGTGAGTGGAAGGCGAACAAGGTGTCGCCGAACAATCTCGCCATTCATATCCTTTGGTAGAGCAGTAAGAATAGACAAACCGAAGATCATTACAACACAAGTGAGAATCCAGCTGGGTGCTCATTTGTATTCTTGATTAGACTATATATGCTTGATAAACTCCTCCGCAGAATGCGAAGGGAGAACAAGTTAGACTACTTTGATTTTATGGTGAAGATCACGAGTGCTTTACATCAGTCGGGCGTCCAGTCCCTTGCGGGTGCGACCACCGCTCATCGCACCACCGCTCGCATCACCACCGCTCATACCGAGACCCAGCTTCTTCTTGGCGAACGCCGTGCCGTGATGGAGGAGCTCCTTGCCCGCAGCCATACCCGCCTCTTTGAGGAGTTCCAGAGCGGGACCCTTGACTTTGGAGAGGATGTTGCCGAGAGAGCCGAGCAGACCAGAGCCACCGACATAACGGCAGAGCTCTTGGCGAGTCGCAGTCGGGGCGAGGGGAGCACCGATGATGTCTTGCTCGCTGAGGACACCCTTGATGATACGGCTGGAACCACGAATGGACTCAAAGAACCCAGAGTTCGCCGTGATGACGAAGAGCTGGGGCGTGACGGTCTGCCCAGTGTTGTTGTAGAATTGGAGGTTGAGTTGGAGCGTGAAGTTGCCCACCAAACTCGGTGCTTGTCCAGTTTGTAGGGTGATGTCTTGCGAGGGTTTGAGGACGAGGATGGAGCCCGTGAGCGGGACGAGCTGGGCACCCGCAGCAGCGGAAGGCGGGTTAGAACCAGCCAGATAGCTGCCGAACGAACCACCACCAGTAGAGGTTCCACCAGCGTTCGTGACGCGGGTAGAGGCAAAGTTCTGTCCCGAATACGCACTACCCGCCCAAGAGAGCCAGTCCATATCCAGACCATTCTTGACGGACATCCCATAGAGCTCCTCCGTCGTGTGAGACGAGAGCAGACCCGAGAAGTTATCAAAGTTGACGGAGATAGGGTTCGCAACATTACCATACGCACGAGACGCAAGCGGGAGGTAGAAGTCGCCAACATTCGTGTTGTTCACGCCACCAGTAGAGTCGCTGGGTAGGACTGCCTTCGCATAGATGATCAGTAGATCGGGGATCTGCGGTAGAGTGATCGTCTGCGACTGGACTTGACCAGGAGCAGCGGGGAGGATGGTCTGGGAGCCGTTCGTAATGTAGCGAGGGAACTCCATATACGGCACCACTGACTTGGGCGGTAGAGGAACATCCAGAGACGGCGTGAGGAACTGGACGTTGACTACGGACTGGAAGAAAGGATTCGTCGCAGCGAACTGCGTGCTGCCGAGCGAAGCCGATGACTGGGGGTTAGAACCCGTTGAGACGACATACTGGGGGACACCAGTTTGCCACCGCATACCCGTGTAGCGAATGATACGGGCGGGTGATTGTAAGTTCATAATCAGCTGGATGTTGTTGATGCCGAACAGACCCGTGTCCCACTCGTGAACATCGCTGAACGTGAAGGGCGAGAGAACGACCTTCTCCGTAGAGGTCCACTTGTAGAAGATCGTGTAAGAGGTGCCTTGATCGGGGTTAGTGGCTGACGTGGCGAGGGAAGGCAGACCATTGATACACTGATACGAGCCCAAGCCCGTCGTGGAGGGAGCACCAGCTTGTAGCACACCAGCGATGTAGTAAGAACCATTAACGAGAGGCTGACCACCCGAGTCCGTGAAGACGATCTGCCCCCACGCACCATTCTGGACACCATCGTAGTCCATCGCCGTGCCGTAGCCGTTGAGCGGGCAGTTGGGCATACCATAGGCATCATCGTATTGCTGATACTTGTCCAGCATCGTGGGGCAAGTGCGTTGGAGACGATTCTTCTTGTAGTCCGTGAGGCGTAGGATCTCCTTCAAGACATCTTGGGAGTTGATGACGGAGGTCGTGTCGTTGATCGTCGCAGTCGTGGTTGAGCAGAGCGAGTTCAGCGGGAAAGCACAGAGAGAGAAATCAACGCCAGGAACTACAAGCGGGTAGCCGACTTTGTAGTTCGTCGGGGAAGGCGTCGTGAGGACGGACGACATCGTGACGGTGGACGTCCACTCAATCGCACGATCTACGAAGACGTTCTCGCTGGGGACGTAGATGTTGTAGGTGTGCTGGGATGCCGTCGCCGAGATGGCGTTGAACGGAGCGTTCGTGAGGGAGAGGGCACCCTTCTCAACGGCATAACGAGGGCGGGACTGAACAATACGGGAGTCAAACACCGCCATCTTCTCAATGTCGGCACTCATCTTGGTTTATACTTCTATTCACAGAAAGTTTTGGAGGACCTCACGCTCCCCATTCCTCTGTTTTGGAAGGGAGAGTCTTCTTCTTGAACATCATCTTGAACGACACAGAAGAAAGATTCGTCATCGCAATCGGGTAGAGCTGGTTGTTGAGGCGGTTCTTCCAGAACACTTGAACATCTACTCCCGAGAGAGGCTGGTGCGAGGCAACGAAATCACTCAAACGATACTCGGCAGACGGCACATAGTAGATGAAAGATTTCCAAGAGGCAGCACCCTTGTCCATCGGCAGAGCAAGATCCGTGATGATGCGGGTGAAGGCGGACTTGGCGGTTGCTTGTGAGTTTCCAATGTTTCCTTGCCCGATGATGACGGGTGCGGAGTTAGACTCGGGCTGGACGGGCATTAGAGCAGAGGCGAACACGATGGACGAGATGGGCGACCAGATCGTATCCGTAGATGTGCTTTCTTGGGACACAATCCAGTAGACCTTCTGCTGATCCAGAGTAGAGAGTGGCTCGTCTGCGACATTGGAGTCTCCGTAAGGAACATAGCCAAGAGAAGGTTGTCCAGCGTAAGGTGGTATGCGGTAGTCAGCAACATTCGTGTAGAACTTGTTGGGGACGAGTATCTCATAGACATAACCCGATGGGGCAGCAATTCCGTCTCCAAAAGGACCTCCAATCGCCGTCGTGTTGTTCCAGTAGTAGAAAGGCAGAGATCCAAACAGATTGTATAAGTTCGTGTTGAAGAAGAGTTTGAACTCGGGCGTTGAAGAGAGAGTGTATTGGGTCGTTCCCGCCGTGAAAGAGGTGAGACGCTGACCGAAGCCGTTGGAGTCAAAGTAGACCGAGAACTTCTGGGATGGGGGATCATAGACGATCTGCGGGGCTTGGACACCTCCGCCGATGCTATTAATGAAGTCCGTGAAGGTGGCGTAAGGGAAACCCGTGTTGCTACCGAAGGCTGCGACCCACGCATCGTAGTAAGCGTAGTAGGTGTCGCACATCGCACATCCAGCCGTGAAACGAGGGGACGCTGCCGCCGACAATGGAAGATCGTTGGGGTCAAAGATGGCGGTATTGATTTGATCCAGCCAGTTCTGGTAGGTGTAGACCCAGTAGTAATCAGTAGAAAGGTCTTGGGTCTGCCCCTTCTTGTCCCCGATAGGAGTCCACTGCGATGATGTTGCGGGGTCAACGGCGATCTGCGGACCCAGCCCCCAGTTCGTTGAGTCGCTGGGAGGAGGCGTTGTAGACGAGTTCGCAAGCTTCGCATAGTAAGCAACATTTCCGTAGAGGACATAGGCATTGATTAGATACGATGTTCCCGCCTTCCACTGCGTCTGCGGTGTGATTGCTTGGTAGAAAGGACCATTGTAGGTCGCATACCGCTGGTCTGCCGCAGTCTTCGTGATGATGTCCCCAGCAGTATACTGCGTTCCACTCGCCCATACTCCCTTGAACTTTGTGTTCGCAAGGGTGAGAGGAGCTGGCGAAGTTTGAGGGTTCTTGTTCTGCGGTTGATACTCAATGAAGCGAGTAGGAGGGTAAGCATTCACGATCTTTGAGAGGGTGGCGGGAGCAGTGGGACCCAGTTGAATCCAGTAGACTGACCAATACCGATTGATCGCTGGGTCGGGATTCTTGTAGTAATCGTCGGGGCTATTACCTCCGTTGTTCGCCAACTTACACTGGACATACTGATTCACTCCCGCTCCATCCACATAGTATCGGTAGTCTCCTACTGCCGAAGGCGACTGCTGAACCCAAAGCGTAGGAGTAGGAGGAGATCCCGTATCCACGACTGATGTTTGGAGAGGGATAGACAAGCCGTAGGTCGTGAGATTCACGTTTGTCTGCCCCGTGCCTTCCCGAATGCTCGGGATGAAGAGAGGAAGATCCAAGTTGGCTCCGTTCATCGTGAAACGCACGATGGAGAAGTTGTAGTTGGAGATGTCCTTGATAATAGGGTAATCACGGGTCTCGTTGAATATGATGTTCGGGTCTTGGATCGCATCACCCGTAGAGGTCTGGTCGTCCGTCGTGTTATTCACAATGTCGGCATTGTAATACACATAGTCGGGATCAGCTTCGGTCCCGCCGACATACTGGACTGACGCTATCTGGCGGTTCATTTATACTACTACCCCAGTTTTTCTTCTTACTTCTTCAACTTCATAAAGGTGAGACCCGCCACGAAGTCATCGGGCGATAGACCCGTCTTATCAATAATGGCTTTATATTGCGAGAGCGATTTGTTGCCGTAGAGCAGACGAGCAACGCAATGGCGACCGCACGTGTTCACATCTCCACGCTCCTTCTGGAATGCGTGGGTATTGTAATAGATGGGCAGACCGCTCTTTCGCATCAGTTCCGTGAGGTAAGGTTGCGACTCGTTCATCTGTTCCAGACGATCTTGCGGAACCTCATCCAACTGCTCTTCGGGTTTGTCGCCGTAGGGGTCAAAGAACTCCACGCCTCGCTTTGTTCTCAACATACAACACCAGTGTCCCGTGTGATCGTCTTCGGTGAGAAAGAGGATGATACACCGCCCCTTTGAATCAAAGCATTCTTGAAGCGACCGCTTCTTTGCGAGGTCGGGATACGTCATCAGTGAAACGTTGCCTCCCAAGAGCTTGCGAATATCAGCATCGCTCAAAGGATAATCTCTCACTTCTTCTGCGTCGGTCATTATAAATGACCAAGAATATATGGGGCTCGCCGTTCTCTACTGACCAGCGGAAACCGAGAGAGCCGAAGGAGAAAGCCGAGCCAAAGGAGAAACCCAAGAAGATTCCTCGTTTGACGCGGAGTGATGTCCGCTTATTGTTAGATTGTGCCGCATCGGCGATCAATGAAATGTTGATTGCTTGGACTGAACGCTGGATGACTCAACTGATACAAGAGAGAGCTTTTCCTCCTCATTTGAATCGGGCGGGAGCGTATCAATACTTACTTGACTTTCTCGGTGAGGGAGCAACAGAGGTGCTGAATGCGATTCGTCGTGATCATTACGGATGGGGAAGCCGACCGAATGTAGATGCTGGTGTAGGTGAGTTTGACTTCTTGATGGGTGTGCCGATGGTGGTGTAAAATCTTCTACATTGATGCCCACTCTCATTTCCCGCTCACAACATTGCGATACAAAACGACGTCCTATGAGAATGAGACACAAACGATAGATGCCGTATAAGACCAAGATTGCCGTCGTTGATAGACCCGCCGACGCCAGTGTATTGAGATCCATTATACATATGCGGTGAAGATTACGACACCAGCAGCACCAGCTCCACCCGCAAATCCTTGTGTGATCGCAGAAGCGTTGATGGGACAACTACCTCCGCCACCACCAGCTCCATATGCCGTCCCTTGAAAACCAACGTTTCCACTACCAGCATCACCACCCATTCCACCACCACTTCCACCGCCACCTCCTCCGCCAGCCGACGCAGCAAGACCACCAGCACCTCCTTGAAACCCACCACCATTACCTCCTCCCCAGCTACCCGTGTTTTGACCATCACTTCCACCTCCATTTCCAGCACCACCCACCGCCGTCGCTGCTATATCCGCAAACGCCCCACCACCTCCTCCGCCAGCATCTCCACCATCACCGCCAGTTGCCGATAAACCAACAACAACCGCTCCACCCTTTCCACCACCTCCACCCTTAACGTTAATAGGTCCTCCGTTGAGCGGTGTTTCAACGCAATCAAATGACGATTCATCACCATCGTTTCCATCGCCATTATTGACGCCATATACACCACCCGATCCACCCGCTCCAACGACTACATTAATCTTAGAACCAGCAGTCATAATTAAAGTGATTGGAGACAAAGTAGCTTTTCCTTCACCTCCACCACCACCACCAGCGTCCGTTTCAATAATGCTAGGACTAGTAGTTTGCGAGGATGCTCCACCGCCTCCACCGCCTCCCTTCATATATACATCAACCCGAACGGGATCGCCATCTGCTCCACCAGCGGGCGTAGGAACAACGTAAGGATTCACTGGTGTAGCAGTGTATCTCGTGATCATAGGACCACCGCCTCCACCTCCTACTGCTTGTAGATTGATCGTTCCATCTCCTTCAATCGGCGTGATCGTGATAGACGCATCCGTGCTGACGAGAGCCACTGCCCCAGCCAGATTGTTCAGTAAAAGAACGCCCGTATTATTTAGGTTTCCGCCAGTGGTGGATATTCCATTTCCCGCAATGATAGTGAGTTTGGAATCATTATCAAACCCGAGACCAGAATCCGCAGCTGGTTCTACTTGAACAACGGGGGCAGACGGAGTTGCTGAATCTACGAAGATTCCAGCTCCCGCAACAACAGAGTTCACTACACCTCCACCTCCACCTCCTACTGCTTGTAGATCAATGGTTCCACCACCAGCGTCGGGAGTAATCGTAATAGATGAATCGCTACTGATTAGATTCGTTGCTCCTACCACTCCGTTCAACCCAACAACCCCGATGTTTTCAAGAGTGCCCGCGTTCACCGTTAATCCCCGTCCCGTCTTGATGAAGATTTCATTGTGAACGTCTACTGATAGACCACCATCCGCATTCAGCAACGCAGAGACGATGGGAGCAGATGGGTCTGTTGAATCTACGCCGATTCCAGTTCCTCCCACAACAGAGTTCACTATACCTCCACCTCCACCACCGCCCGAACTTGTGAGTGTAATCGCTTGGGTTGTTGGATTGCTCGTGATCGCCATATTTGCTCCCGCAACCAAGTTTATTACACCAGCAAGTCCCGTGAGCGAGTTTCCACCCGCAACGATCGTCGTGAGACCAGATGTTCCCGCTGGACCCGTAGGACCAGTAGCACCTACTCCGCCATTCGTTCCCGCTGGACCCGTAGGACCAGTAGAACCCGCTCCACCATTCGTTCCCGCTGGACCCGTAGGACCCGTTGAGCCAACACCAGTAGGACCCGTAGCACCAACCGCACCATTCGCTCCATTATTGCCCTTTGGTCCCGTAGCACCTTGCGGTCCAGATGGTCCGCCAGAAGGACCCGTAGGTCCCGTCGCACCGCCCGTTGTAGATCCAAGATTCGTCCAGCTATTATTCACATTCAAGGGAGGAGGATTA